AGTTATCGCAGGCGAATCAGTCGCTGTGATTACATCCGCTGTTCCTGTAGCTACTGCTGAAAATCCTAATTTTATATCCATTTTACCATTGTATATTTATTATTGGGTTTGTCATTGCTGGGTAATTTACTGATTGGATAACTATCCCGTCAACATAAATATCAATTGTTTGGTCAACCAAATAAAAATTTTCATCACTTGCCACAAATCCAACAAATGATGAATCACTATTGCTTATTGAGCTGTCTGGAATTTCCCATGTATTCGGAGCTATTAAAGAACCTACTTCCGTTGCGTCTGTATTCACAACAGATAAAACTTGGTCAGTTTCAACTTGGTTGTAAACCAATACACCATTAACCGTTACATCAACAGGAGAGGCACCACCACCACCTGCTATATAATAAAAACTACCACCTGCTGCAACCTGTTCTTTTAATATTGAATTTTCATATATAGATACAGGTTGACATACTTCATTCCCGGGAAACACGGTATTACCTGGGGTGAAATTAGTAGGAATTATATCATGTAACGACTCATATGGTTGAGTTGTCTCTAATCCAAATATTAACTGTGTTTTGTTATTGAATTTTTTTAATGAATTAAGATCTTTTTGTAATATTTGGGGAACTATATATCCATGTAATTTTAATGAAAATGAAGTTTTAACTACTCTTTGATTATCTGCTGGTAGTTCAATACTATTTGCAAATGAATCTATATTAGCTTTAAATTTAAACTTTTCAGGATTACCCCAATATGAATCAGCAGCATAATTTATTGCCTCTACTATTGAATTCATTTGTTCTACATAATGGGTAGATATAATAAATTCATAATTTACTGTTATATAATCAGGTACTACAACCGCATGGTATTCTTTTTCTGGTTTTCTATTTGTTAATTGTGAAAAATTACTATATTCATTCCTTTTATTATATGTTTTTTGGAATACACCATAATTACTAGGGTTATTAGCATCTAATTTATTAGCAAGCCCTTTATTAGGAGTAATATTATTCCTTTTAAATACTATAATAGGCATCATTATTTGGTTTTTTGAATCTCTCAAAAATCCATCTTTTTGAACCTGTTTCCATCGTTCCGCATCTCCATATAGTATGGGTACCTCTAATTTAGCCCCATTTTGCATTACAGAGGGTTTAATTATATTTTCCAAATAATATAATACGGCCTCATCTATATCAAGTAAAGATATAGATAATGGTTTTGTTGAATCTCCTTTAAAGGATAAATGATTTCCTCTGTTATCTTTATTATAACTAGAGTCATTTGGGTTGGTTAATAAACCTCCATTAATGTTAGGAACATCATAAGGAGTTTGTTGCTCCCTAGATATTTCCTTTTGTGTTTTAGGAATTGGTTTTCTCCCTTTAGCCATTTTATTTTAAACGTTCTTTAGTAATACCTACTTTATCTGAATTAATAGAGTGGGTCTTACATATAATACTAACATTGTACCCATATAAATCCAAATTGGGGTTTAAAGGGTTAATCCCATTTTTTGAATTAGGGTATGATGGGTCTTTACCCATATGATATTGATTTTCTACAACATCATTAATTTCAAAATAACCTTCTTCATATAATATGATATCTCCTATCTCAGGAACATAATTACTATCTACTAAATCATCTCTTAATAACATAAAATCAACTAGTTGGCTTGTATTTATTCCTATGTCTGATTGGAATGATGATCTATCTTTATGGTCTATTAAACAATTAAATAAAACAGGACCAATATAGTATTTTTTACCTATTGATTCCCCATACATATTTGTTCTGGTTTGGTTAAGTTTTACTTTATAAAAAGCAGCTTGTTGGGAAATAATATTATTTATCACCTCTCTATTTATTTTTCTAAATAAACTTACGTCTCTATGTCCTCCAAATAATGCCATCCTATCCAATATAAATTACAAAAGGGACATTTTTTATCTCATTCATTCTAAATTCACTCTCTTGGGATTTCCTTTCCATTAACTTTTCACGAGAAGTTTCTTCTAAATATAATCTTAATTTTTCAACTAATGCTTTCTTATCCTCTCCAGCGGATGATAATAAATCTGCTTGGTTAAGGCCTGTACCTGAACCTGGAATTGGGATTTCTGGGTATTTCCCTCTTACATATCCTAGCATTTCTTTTGAAAGAGCTAAAGTATATTCAAATATCCAGCTTCTACCTATTGAATTTATTTGAGTATACGATGGATTATTGTATGGAACATTAGATACATTGGTAATCGATGAATTTGCAATTGAACCCGTGTTTATACCCTGATTTAACCGTTCTGATTTGAGTATATAATGGAAATATAATCTATCTAAATTACTGGATGGTATAGGGAATATTCTAATATTATTATTTGTTATTTCAAATGAATAATTAGATTTTCTTACAGTATTATGCATCTCGATAGATTGGAATATCTGTATATCTAAACTTAGTGGGGCTAATACAAATGTATTAATTGGTACTACTCCTCCTAAACCTGAACCTGAACTAGCTCCTAGTCCAACATCGGCATAAGGGTCATAAAATTGAGATAGGGCAGGTGGTCCTTCATAAAATATTCTTTTTATTTCTAAATCCCCATCAATATACCCACTACTACTAACCCAAGAATTTAAATCATATTCTTGTTGACCATCATTTAATGCAATCGAACCAGTTCTATATGTTATATTTCCTCCAGTACCTGCTTCAGTACCATATTGTTCACTTAATCTAATTATATTACCAAGATTTGGTGTTATTAAAGCATTATTAATAGATGAACCTGTAGATGCTCCCTCAAGTGATAAATAATCTTGTCTTACCTTATATGCATATATTTCATTACCATAAGTAGTAACTGCTTCCTCAAATGCAGTATAAAAATTTATATCTTGTAATTCTATATCTACCACAGGATATCCCATCCTTCTAGTACAATAGGTAGTTACCTTATCTGCATCTGTTTGGAATTGAACATCAGTATCATAAAAACCAAAAGGTGTTGAACCTGTGGTAAATGATGATGAACCAGGATATATACTTACATTCATGTTATACGTTGTTTATTATAAATATATGAATGTTCATTTTCAATTGAATTATAGGTTATTTTCTTTAATATAATCCATTATTTTACCTACTACTTCATGTCGATGGTTTTTAACTAATTTAATATATGATATTCCTTCTATATTTTTAGATAAATTAATAAGAAGATTCATTCCTGAGTCTAGTTTGTTTTTTAAATCACATTGCATTTTATCCCCACAAAATATTATTCTAGAATCTATACCAAGTCTACCTAGTATTAATTCTGTTTGTTGTTTAGTACAATTTTGGGCTTCATCAATTATGATTATACTATTTGTAAACGTAATACCTCTAAGGAAACCTAATGGGATAACTTTAATCTTATTATCTTTAATTAATGTTGGGATTTTATCTTTAACCCCTACTAATGAATCCATTAATTCATATATGGGGAAAGTAAGAAATTCTAGTTTCTGATCTACGCCACCTGGTAAAAAACCAATATCTTCTCCTGCTGTTATAAATGGGCGAGCTACAACAATTTGATCTATTTGTTTATTAAATAATAAATCTAATGCTATCTGACATGCTAGAGTTGTATTATGAGTAACAATATAATTATCGGTTAAATATAAATGGGTTGGAGAATCAACAAGAATACATTGAGCATAATCATTAAAAACATATTTTATATCTGAAATGCTTCTGTTGTTGATATTTTTAGATAAAATTACTTTTGATTGTTTTCGTTCTAATCTAAATAATCTTTTTTCAATATCATGGTTATTAAATGTGATTCTTATTCTATAATTTAATGAAGTTTCTTTATATTCTTTTTCACCTTTAGCCTTATATTTACCCATTCTAGTTAGAACATTACATACCCCACCTAAACTATTTACTAAATAAATAAAATTTTCTTTTAACTGTTCTGAAGTAGTACGATAACTTACACCCGAACTAGCTCCTTTGTTTGTCCTAAAATTATTTATATCAACCCAACCATCTGTATCTAATAAACCTTGTAATAATGATATTCTATCTTCAACTGATGAAATCATATAGTCTAGAGGGATGTGTTTTGAAAAACTGTTTTTATTATATAAATTATATTCTTTTAATATATTAATTAATTTATTTCCTATTTCCTCTATTACATAAGTACCATTATTTACTCTTTTATAATAAGTTCCATTAGAAATTTTGAGGTGTTTTTTCAATTCTTCTACACTATCATATGTTTTTCCTTCATATACTAATTGTTTAAACATTCCAGATGAAATATTATAAGTAATATTTCCTGTTAAATTTAATTCTAGTCCCATTTCATTAAAATAATTAGTAAAATATTCTAATATGAAAGAATCAGTTGTAGTAATTGAAGGTGTTCTTATGAGACAACCATCTCCTATAAGACAACCCATTATGTATGGGTCTAATTTAAGATCAGATGCATTATATTCTACTGGTTTAGTTGTAGGGATATACCATTTATCTCTGTTCCCAGTTTTAATACCTTTATTAATTATTTCTTGTAAAGAAAAAGTTTTATATTGTTTATAATTTTTATTAAGTTTACCAGAGTGGGTGTGTGATTGGTAATTATTACTTCTATTAATAACATTCCATAAATGGTCTTTAGTGCAGTGTGTTTTGCTGCCATCTGAAAATGTTATTTCGTAAATTTCTTGAATACCTTGAGGAAATACATTTAATACTTCCACTTCTTTTCCTTCCTCAGAAAAAACTTTATCACCCGGTTTTATTTCTCCCATTAATTTGTAACCTGAAGGAGTTGGGATTGGTGTTTTTATCCAATTCGCTTTCCCACTACCTGCACTTCCATCAATGACAGATATAGCAGATTTAAGTATATTTGCTTTAGCTATTTTTTGTTCATCATTTAATGGAATTTTGAATGCAATTGGATTTTTAAGTCTTTTTTTCTCTTTAAATTTAGGATCTGTGTGAGGGTCTGATGACATATATTATGTGTTAGTTCTGGTTATAAATATATTAATTAATGATTGAATTGACTAATTATATTTTAAATCAAGTTCATATCTAGATACCCCGCAATCCCATACTTTGTAATATTTAATTGAATTCATTATTTCATGTTCAGTTTGGTTATCTATATCAAATCCTAGTTTTTTTAATTTTTGTTTATTAAAATTAAACCTATGTATTCTCTCAGTAAAATTCTTAGTATACCAATAGCCAGGTTTTGATTCTTTAGTTAATGTGAATCCTAAAATATTATATAAATTATTCTTTGGAGTGCTCCATCTGTTATCAGCAAATGAATATATATGTTTTGGTTGGTAGTTTTTTATAAAATATTTTAATAATTTTGATGCAGCACCCAATACATTGGTGTTCTTTTTATTACAAAATCTAATTAATTCCCATTCATTGTTACAAGTTGAATACTTCATTCCTATAGCATTTCTAGGCAGGCCAAAAGTCATTATTATAATAAAGTCCCAATTTTATTTTTGATCTATCTTGACCTTGAATATGATTTTCATCTAAAAATTCATTTTTGATTTTAGGGATTATTATTTCTTTTATAATACATTCCCTGCCATATATTTTATTAGGAGTTAATTTTAATTCATTTAATATTCTAGATTTTACTATTTCCCTCTTATTTATCCATTCATCTGAAAATATTTGGATTAATTTTATATCTGCATCTTTGGAGGAGTTGTATTTTTTATAATGATAATTTTTATCTTTTTTATTTATTTCTGAATGCCAATATAGTCCATTATATTCTATTCCTAATTTGAATTCTGGTATGAAAATGTCTATTTCATATGGTCTTATGTGTTTTCTTGAATTCAATATAATTTTAGTTTTATTGTAATATTCATATATGAAATCTACAACCTCTTGTTCTTCTTTAGAAATATTGTTATTATTATATGGGTTACAACTTATACATCTAGCACATGATGTTTTTTGGTTCCATTCTAATTTACATTTATTACATTGGAATTTAAATAATTCAAAAGTTGATGTTGTTGAAATTTCATCTTTATTAATTATAATTACATCATGAATATTTTCTATTCTTTTAATGCTAATTTCTTTTCTAAATATTCTTCTCTCTTCAAGGGTTACAGGATTATGCATATTTGCGTAACCTTGTTTTTTTACTTCTTCTAAAATTCTTTGTTTAGCCTTTTCACTCATGAGATCTTTAGTTATTCGAGAATGACTATTATAACCTTGTTTTACCCAATCCCAATGTCCCTTTATGTATTTTCTAAACCAAGAATCTTTATTATTTGAGTCTTTACCATGGCGTAAAAATGTAGTTATTTCACCACACCCACATCCACATTTAGGTTCTATCCCTCCAAATTCATATTTAATTATATAATCTTTTTGTTCTATATTGGGGTGTTTTTTTGTTAAATGATACATCAATTGCCTATTATGCATCATTTCTTGATTACATATATTACATTTAACATCTGATTTAGATGTTTTTTCTGTGTTTTTAATGTTTTTGGGTCTAAACTCATTGTATTTTTTCACATATTCATCAGTTTTAAGTTGATGGTTATGTTTAAGATGCATAGCCATACTTCTTACAGTTTGTTCAGTATTACATATTTCACATTTCATTTGCGTTAAGTTTAAAGTATATATCTATGTTCTTTCTTACACGTTCATTACTAGCTGACATTCCATTATTTCTAATATATCTATTTATATTTGACTTTGGATAATTATTTGATAATAGGTTTTTTACAATTGAATATAATTGTTCGTCATTTAAAGGATTTGATATTTTTTTGTTTAGTGGTATTCTATTTATATGTTTATTAAATGTTTTTTTGATTGAATCAAAATTATTTATCTCAGTAGATTTTATATTAGATAATATATAATATAAAGTACCAGGTAATATTGTTAATCTACTTAATCTTGGTTTATTTATGCTTTTATATAATTCCATAACACGACTATCTGTTTTAATAGAATTTCTTGACTTAAACTTTTGTGATGATATTATTAAACTATTATGTGATGGAATATTTTCTATTCCAAATGAATCAATATAATTTTTTGTTAAAATAAATAAGTTAAAAGTATTATCATTATTCCATTCTATAGGGACTTTATATTGTAGTTTATCAAAATGGGATTTTGGATCTTTGATGAAAAATTTACTATTATCTTCAGTAAAACTACAATCATATGAAGTACATTTCTTATCAGGAGTCACTATACCTAATCCAGCTGATATAATATATGTGTTTATGTTATATGGTGTTGTTTGTTTAAGATATTTAATACTGTCTTGATATAGATTCCATGAAGTACCATTATATAAATCACTTACTTTTATTTTAGGGTTATGTACTTTATTTTTCCATTCTATCAAATTATCTTGGTAATCCTTAAAATTTAATTCGGATTTGATAGATTTATTACTACTACATGGAATAATTATATTTATATTTATAGGTTCATCTATTTTTTTTATATTCATTTCTAATTTAATCCTTTCTATAAGATTAATCCTATATTCAACATGGCTATAGTCAAATTCAATATCTTTATCTAATAAAGATTCCCCATATTCCCATTTATATCCTTTACTTGTTTTTTGATTTCCATTACAACATGATCTTACATCACCTGAATTTATTTTGTTTCCCTCTTTGGTTGATTCTTTTTCAATTTGGTAGCTGTTCTCCCATTCTTTAATAAAATTTCCATCTAAATCATATTGTAGTACTTTTTTCTGCTTTAATCTGACGTTATTCTTGAGAGAAGATAATACTTCTTCTATTTTATCATCATCACTAAATTGAAATATATGATAATGAAATGTTTTTTGATGTTTATCTCTTCTACATGATTGAATTATTCCTCCTGTAGTTTCTTCTGAGTATGGAAATATTATTAGTTTTACTTCTGTTGGGGAATCGAATTTACCAATAAACTTACCCTTTATATCATATACATTAACTGGTTTATTTATCTGAATATTATGTAGTGATCTTTTTATTAGTTCATATTCATTTAATTTTTTTCCTCTTATGTGGTGATTTTCCATCTTAGCTTGTTTCATTTTTTCTCTTGATTCATTAGAATATATCTTGTCTTTTGTCCTTTGGATATTTTAGATTTTGTTTCTAATATATGTTTATAACCAGATACACCTTCTCCCCCATTTGTCATATTCATTATACTATATCCCCAATTTTTAAATAATTTAATATATTTTTTTCTAATAACAAAGATTGGGTTTCAGTTAGTCCTTTATTTATGGTTATGATTTCAGCATCATCTTTATGTTTCATCAACCATTTATGAATAAAAGTTTTTTGTTTATTATTGGAATCACATATATGTTGTCTCCATCTCTGTTTGATATCATTAGTCTTTCCGATATAAAAATGCTCAGATTTGTCACTTATTATTAAATATATTTTATAATTCCCCTTATATACCACTTATATTATGTTTTCATATTTATTATATTACATTAAATGTAATAATCTCATTATAAATATCCAATATATTCCCTTATACGCCCCTTATCAGAGTAAGATAAAAAAAGAGACACTCTTTAGGAGTGTCTCTAATTATAGAA